GCGTAAGGCGTCGGAGGATTCTCGCCGGCGTCGACCAAGTAAAGGCGCGTTCCAATCAGGTTAGTCACAGCGCTCTGGCTGAGGATTCGCGTCCTCAATGCGGTGACCACCTGCTCTAGTGTCGCGTCAGCCATTTATCGCCGCTTGCTCCTCATCACGCGATTGATTGCCTTCGGGATCCCTGCTCGAACCTCAGTCTTCCAAATTCCAAACGCCTCGCCCTTTGTCGCGGTAAAGGCGTTCTCAAGAAAGTGGCTTCCCTCGTACTGACCGAACGACTTCCGCCCTAACTCAGCAAGATGGCCGTAGCGTCGAGGATCCCGTTTCCGTCCATCTGGACCAGTTCGAGCTTTTCCGCTCCGAATACCGACAACAACTGTCACGCCTCCTCGGCGTTTGTTGGTCTTAACCTTCACGCCGATCGCAGAACGTAACGCGCCAGAGTCATCGTGCTCCCGGGCGTTTGCCTTCGCTTGGCGAACCATTGGCCGCGAGGCCTTTCGTAAGGCCTGCCGGTTAGTCTCTCGATCGATACGCGCAACAGTCTCGTCAAGGTTGACCGTGATCTGGGCCAAGCCTTGAATCTCTGAATTGACTGCTTTCCACGCGCTACCCATGACTTCTCCCGTGGCTCTTGCAGAAGATTTCTATCTTTTCAGGCCTTCCACCAGGAACCGGAATCGGGGCCAGAATGTCGTAGACTTCCTGCCCGATGCGGATCCGCCAATCCGACGTCAAAATCTTTGTCTTGGAGTCATACCTGACTGTGATCTTGGTCTGGACTTCCTCGTGCAATGCACGCCCTCGATCGAGCTCGGTTCCTCGTAGATGCTTCACTTCCGCTCGCCGTGTGACGAATTCCGTGAAGCTCTCGGCTGCATGCGGGTCCCCAGACGCCCCCAATGCGGCGCTCGGCTGCATCAGCGAAACTCTTTTGTCTAGTCGGCCTGGGTTCATTAGCGCGTCAACGGAACTTTGTAGCGATCAAATAGCAACTGAATCGGCATCGGAATCTCGGCGTTTTTGTTGCCGTGAGAATCCGGCGACCTGTTCTCGAAAAAGAACGCGACCAGCATTTTTATGGCGACAATCAAGTCCTGAGGGAGATCGGAGCCGGCGGCGCCATACCCGCTTGTCCAGTTCACTTGGTAGCGATCAGGCCGCGTGTCGTGGGCGCTTGGCCAATCAATGACAACAATCTTTCCGCAGTTGCCGCCAACAACATGGTATTTGCTGGTTGCCAAGGTTTGCAGGACATCAGAGTCGTCGTAGTATTTAACACTGTCAACAGATTGGACCTTGGGAAACGGGAGCCAAATCTCTCCACCACAAGGCTTGTGCTCAAAGTGCCCCTGCCATGACTGAGTGATGAAAGCGCGTCGAGTCCTCCCTTCCCCATAGTCTCGAGCAGCGGCACCGAGCGACGTAATGAGTGAGTCCTGATCATCGTCCTCATAATTGAGGTAGGCCTTCAGCTCTGCGAGGGAGGTAGGCTCGCTCGCTGGGGGCGTCGATTGAACAAGACTCACCCATTTCATGGTGAACACTCCGGTCTGGCGTTTCGGAGATTTTTACTTAGCCTTCTTAGGCTCTGGCTTCGGCTTCTCGGCGACGACGGCCCCGTTGAAAACCAGCTTCTTGAAGCAGTCCTCGCCGTGGGATTCGATCGAAACTTCGTCGCCCAGATTGCCATCCGGTTTTCCGTGGCCGATTACGCAGTCTTTGACTAGGTATCCTTTGGTCATAATATCTATGGTCGTTGAAAGATGGCCCCATAGGGGAGCCAGCTAACTAGTTGCTTCTGGCTCGCGGTTAGATAACCGTGAGGGCGTCCTTAGTTGCTACAAAGCTCGCTGCGCGAGTCACCAGGGCGTTGTAAAACGTCTCGGCGCCGATGCGAATCAGCCCGGTGTCAAACTTCGTGATGTTGTCGCTCAAGAGCGTCATTCCGCCCCATTGAGCAATCACAAGATCGGAAAAGTTCCCAAAGATGTGAGCAGAGCAAACCGAGCCGGACCCGCCTTTAACAAGGTTCGACGGCACCGAGTTCGTGACTGCGGCCGTGTATCCCATGAGCTGATTTGGTGTTTCCTCGTTCCAGACAAACTGACCAGAGCCGGCGTCCTTTTTGGTTTCCTGGAGTGTGGTTCTCACCTTTCCGTTCGTCAGCCACCCAAGATTGCCCATGAGAGCGTTAGCGATGTCAACCTTGCCAAGCTGACGGGTTAGCATCGTTCGGGTTGGCGCTGCTCCATCAGTCCCCAGTGCGACAAGTGTAAGCCCGCCCGTCTGAAGTAATCCGGTTGGCTGATTGCTCGATCCGGAACCGTTGATGGCCATATCTTGCATCCGAATAGCCATGTTCGTGAACAGGTTGTTCCGGAGCCAGGACTCGATGTTGATTGAGCTCTGCCGAAGCAGTTGGCTCGTGGCCTCGGTTACAACTGGCAAGCGCTCCGGCGCCAATGGAACCGCGCTAGTGGTCCCTGTCACTTCATCCGCTGCGCCGGTTTCAGATTTTTCAGTCGGTTTAGCCGTCGAGCCCATCACCGGAACGGAAAGGTTTCCCTGCATTCCAAACCAAGTGGTGACACCCAGGGAGGTCAAAACAAGGGCATCGTAGAGAACGTCGATCGGCGCCCGGAGGTCTGTCGCGATGGTGTCGCCGCCCTGGGTGGCCGCCTTGGTCATGTCATTTCGGTAGGCATTCATTTGCCCTTGGCCCCCGTTAATCCTTGAGCCGGCCCACATAACCGCCTCGGGAATATGCACGCCGTCGTTTGGCGAGGTTCCGATGGCGATGATCTCGTTCTCGCCTTGTTGGTGCATTTCCTTTTCGAGCCCCTCCAGCTTGCCTAGTTGGCGACTGGCAAGAAATGCTTTGCGGAACGAGTAATTCTTGAGGTCCCTGTCCTCCTTCTTGGAGTTGCCGCGCTGAATGTGATCCGCCGGCGCTGACGCATAGGCCTGGCCTTGAGGCTCGGTCAGCTGTTGCTGATCATTGGCAGCGGCAGCACCAAAATCATTCACCTCTCGAATCCGATCGATTCGATTGGTTAGGGCTCTGACTTTGGTAAGGGTGTCTTTGTAATCCTTATCCTCGTCTTTGTTAAGCTCCCGGCTTTCGCCTTCGGCCTTTTCAACGATGCTCACAAGCTTGGCCTGCAGCTCGCTGCGCTGTTTCAATAGTTCGTCTAGGTTCATAAGCTTGTGAGGTTAATCTCGTGCCTGCGATTAAAGTGGTAACGGCGGAGCGCTGACGCATCCCCGCCGCCCGATTGTGGTTGTGCTGTTCCGTTCCCCCGGAGCCGATCGGGACAGTTCCGGTAAATTGATCCATCGAAGCGATTTAACGCTTCTTCGTTGTCTTCCCCTGGGCTGAAGACCTCATCGACAAAGCCGTTGTCTAAGGCTTCCTCGGCGGTAAACCAGGTCTCCGCGTTCATCAACTCTGCCAACCTGTCTTCAGGCAACTTTGATCGCCGTTGGTAAGTCTTGATGATCTGCGACTTCATTTTGTCGAGCACATCCGCTGCGCTCCGCATGTCCTCAGCTTCCCCCATTGTGATCGTTGTCGGGTTGTGAATCATAAACACGGCGTTGTCTGCAATTCTTACAGTGTCACCGGCCATCGCAATCACCGTGGCGATCGAGACCGCCCAACCATCAATCACCACATCAACGTTTCCTCGCCCGCGTAGCAGGTTTGTGATAGCAAGGCCATCGGGCACTGACCCTCCAGGAGAGTTAATGTGGACTGTGATCTTCTGCGTTGGGTCGATTGTCTTGAGTGCTACCGCGACGTCCTCTGCGAGAATCCCGAAGTAACCAATTTCATCGTATATGAAGAGCTCGCCTGTATCGTGGTTTGACTCAAGAAAAGCCTTTGGCCGCTCGACCTTACTCTCAAGGTAGTTTTGGAAACTATTCATCGGCGCTCTCCCCTACCTGATCGCGTTTGACGTTCGGGGGAAGACAAAGCTGCTCGCCTTCCTTGCCTTCCAGTGGATTCATCCCGTAAACCTTCTGCCGGAATTCATTGCGAGTCATCACCGACAAGTCTGCCCCCGCCCGAAAGGCCTGGGCTCGATCCTTCAGGTTTCCGGAGAGCAGATGATCCAGGTCGAATTTCCAGAATAAGCCGCGGTTTCGCTGCTCATCGCTCAGAAGTGAGAAGGCAAGGTTTTGCTGCCACACCTCACAGTAAAAGGTAATCGTATCGAGCACAAAGTTGATGTTTTCCTCCTCAACATTGGCTCTCGGCTCAGAGTTTGGAATTCCGATCTTGTGAGGCGGAACACCAAAGAACCGCGCGATCTCCAGCGCTTGGAGCTGCCGGGTTTCGTCGAATTGAGACTCCCGGTTCTCAGATGTGATCGGCTTCAGTTGAGCACCAGACTCCGCCAAAATCACCTTGTAGGCGTTATCGATTCCCTGGTGCGCCTCGTTCAGGCTGTACTGCAAACGTTGATAAGCTTCATCGTCCAGGGTCTCGCCGGCAGGCAGTTCAAATACCATTCCAGGTCGGGAGGAATTCCCGAAAAACGCGGACGCATTCCGGTCAAGCGCGATCGCAAGCCCGATTGATTCACGGCCTACAGCACTCAAAGGGAGCCCCTTCATTCCGTCAAAATTCAAGCCCTTCAGATGGAGGACGTCTCGGCGCCGCAACGGCTGGTCAATACCCGTGACGCGATAACGTATTGGCGCCCGTCCCATTTCCGTCGGCGCATTCGGATCACGAATCACGTCAACGTCGCCAGGCTTCATCGGCATCAACTCAACAACACCGCCAAAAGGGTTGCGCCGGATCTGGCAGTAACCGTTTCGGTGGAGCGCCAATCCGGCGGTTGCGGACATCCTCATGTCTAGGGATGTCATTTCTGAGTTCGGCTTAGCTTTGACTACGTTGGCGAGGGCGATGTCTGTATCACTTTGGACTGGTCGCTTGCCTCCGTTTGGCAGTGGCTCGAACAGATCGATCGGAGCGGTCCCTACAGTCTGAGCGATTTTGTGAATGCAAGCGTAAGCTGTAGACACTCCAATGATGTGCTCCTCAGTAACCTCAACGCCGGCTCTGGAAAGAGCACCAATAAGACCTTTGGAAAACAATGGGTCAGGATTCTTGTACGTCCCGGCGTTTTTAAACCGAAGCCGTCCAAGAATCCCCTTCACCATTGAATGCAGAGATCCGAACACAGTCCCTCGGTTATCACAGTTTTTCGATCTGCGTCTAGGGAGTGATGTTCCAAAACCACCCATTTATTCCAAAACCACTCATAATTCTGTTGCTACGGTACTGCTACGGCTTAGAATAGTCGGTGGAGAGAACGATCATGGTGTTTAGAATCAACCACAGAAAGCTGGACACTGAATCAACGTTGACGACCAAGCAGGTCGCAGAGTTGACAGGCTACACACGTCAAACCATCAACAGGTATGCCCAGCTCGACCTAATACCGTCGGGAGGTTCACCGGGAAAGCGCCTGTTCAACGGCCAGGACGTCGCATCGTTTCTAGGCCTGTCGTCAGGCCACCCGAACCCCTCGCCGCTGGTAAACTGACTCCTTCGGTTTCTCGCGTCCTAAGTAGCGGGCGAGCCCAGTGATTAAGGCGGCCGCGCCGTCGATTTTCTCTGCCGACTTCTTCTTGTCTGGTAGGACATTCCCCGTCGGCCCCACCCGCAGCACCACGTTGGCAATGTTCCACTCCAAAACCGGCGACCCGTTGTGCCTGATCTTTTTCGTCAGGTAAAGGCGCTCGAGTTCTTTAGATGGCGCCGACAGATTGGTGTAGTTCTGCGGAACCAAAACAACCTCGAAGCCCTCATCGGTTAGGTTGTTGGAAAACTGCGTTGCGTTGTGTGGATCCAGCGCAATCTCATCAATCTCAAAGATTTGTTGCATTTCCCGCACGTTTTGCAGAACGAAGTCATAGTCGACAACGTTCCCTGGCGTAGAAAACAACCAGCCTTCATTCTCCCACTTCTCGTAGGGCGCTCGCCCTTTCTGGGCGATCTTCTCCTCAGGAAGAAAAAAGGTTGGCCAGACAGAGTAACCCTCTGGACCATCGAAAAGATAAGTGATCGCGGTGAGATCGCTAATTGATGACAAATCGCCGGCCGCTACGCAGTGTCGGCCCTCGAGCTCGTCAATGCTTTTCACCTTTGGCAAGTTCCTCCAACCTTCGCGGTCGAGCCACTTGTCGGCGACTTTGGTCCAGATGTCGAATTGCTTATTCTTGACCGCGTTCTCTTTTCCGGGGAGCTGCTGAGCAAGCTTGACCTGCTTGCGCATGTATTCCTTTTTCTTGGCAGTGCCGAGTAGCGGGTTGGCTTTCTTCCAGCACTTTGGATCTAGCCAGCTGTCCCCCTCGTCGAGTGTAGCGATATAACCAAAGGTCGCGTCATCGTAATCTTTCTCGCCCTCAAGGGTGTTGATGACGTGCCCCCTGAGTTCGTAGCAAATACCATCCTGATTGTATCCGGCTGTCGTGATTCCAGCCATTAGCGGCTGCGATCGTCCGCCCATTCCGTCTTCCATGACGTCCCAAAGCTCGCGATTCGGCCAGGCGTGAATCTCGTCCGCGATCACGATGTGCGGATTCAACCCGTCAAGCTTGTCTTCATCGGATGCCAGAGGTTTGAAAATTGAATCGGTGCGACTGTAGACCAGGGAATTGTGGAACGCTCGCACGTATCCAGACAAAGCCGGCGTCATCTTCACCATGGATTTTGCCACAGACCACACCTTCATGGCCTGCTCCTTCTTTGTGGCCACAGAATAGATCTCGGCGCCGCCCTCGTTGTCTGCCATTAAGCCGATCAATCCTATGGCTGAACCAAGAAAGGACTTGGCGTTTTTTCGCGGGATCTCGACATAAGCCACACCGAATCTCCGAAGTCCGCTTGCCTTCGTTTTCCATCCGAAAATCGATCCGATGATGAACTCCTGACTTGGGTGGGGAATGAACTTCTTCCCACGGAGGTCGCCTTGGACATGTGGAAGAAGTCGAGAAAAACCGAGAGCTAGACTTGCGGCCTTCTCGTCGAAGAACAGGTCGCGCCTTTTAAGATCTCGAATGTGTCGCCGGCAGGCTTTCTTGACGTATTCGCATGCCAGCTCTTTACCGCTGGTCACGGCTTTAGCGTACCTCGTGACAGGGTGTTCGGGCACTAGTTGCTGGCCAGCTGCTTCATCAGCTTGTCAAATTCGTTTTCGCCTTCATCTTTCGTGCCCAGGCTAACCCTAGCGGATGGCGTTAGTCCAAATTCTGACAAAAGCGATCGCACGCGTTTCCAGGCGTCCGACCGCTGTGCAACCTGGGGAAACTGACGAATGATAAAACCATCTTTTCCCGTTGGCGCCTTGTAGACGGATCCCTTCGACCGAATGAAATCATCAGCCTCGACGTATTGATCGTAAGCATCGCAGAGCATTTCCAGGGTCAGTTGATCGGCGGAATCGAGAATTTTCATCCGGTCCAGGACAGGGACCAAAGAATCCCACAAACCCTTTCCGCTTCCTTTGAGCCGACTAGGAAGCTCTACCTTTGAGCCTGCGCTCGGCTCATTCTTGTTTAGCGGACGGCGCCCCGGGTTTCCGTTTCGCCGCTTTGTCTCCGTTGGCTTTGGCTTTGCTCCTCGTTTTCCCATTATTGTCCCTTTCAAGTTTCGGATTTTCACCGGTGGCATCCAGGTATCGTTCCAGAATCACCGCAACATAACCTGGGTCTAGCTCCATTCCGTAGCAAACTCGTCCTGCTTGCTCGGCAGCAATCATCGTTGCTCCAGACCCGAGAAAAGGATCGTAAACAGCCTGCCCGGGGCTGCTATTGTTCTCAATCGGGCGCCGCATGCATTCAACCGGCTTCTCTGTCCCGTGAGCGGTCTTTTTCTCATCTTTACCACCCCCGCCAAACGCGCAGTGATTGGCAATATTCCAAACGGTTGTCTGCTTTCTGTCTCCCTTCCAAGTTGCGCTCCCCCTGACTGCATACCAGCACGGCTCATGCTGCCAATGGTAGTCCCCACGCGAAACGGCAAAGTGCTGCTTTGCCCATATGATTTGTGCGCGAGGTTTAAATTTCGATTTAACTAGAGAATCGAGAACTGTTCCGGAATGCAGTCCGCCATGCCAAACGTAGGCAACAGCGCCCGGAAATAAATCCCAGGCTTCTTGCCAATCAGCTCGGTCATCGTTTGAGACCTTGCCTTCCGATCTTCTTCCTTTTCCGGCTGCCGATCGCCAGCTTGGGTCGTATTCCACCCCGTAGGGAGGATCCGTCACCATCAAGTTAGGAGCTACACCCCCAAGCAGGTAAGTCACATCGGTTTGATTTGTTGAGTCCCCGCAAACCAATATGTGTTTACCGCAGCACCAGCGCTGCCCAAGCTCAGTCTTCCATTTTTTCTGCAGCTCATCCTTTTCGTCGACCTTCGGAGCAGCATCAATTTTCTCGGAATCTTCCCTCCCGAAGCCAAGGTCCTCCAGCCCCTCAGCGTCGAACCCTGCAATGTCCAGATCGAGATCCGTTTGAATTTCACTTAGCAGCTCGGTGAGATCCTGCTTGTCGATCTCAGCAAGCTCTGCAATGCGGTTGTCTGCCACCAAATGCGCCCACTCGTCAGCCTCGGTTTTAAAATCCTGATAATCAACGGGAACTTTATCGAGCCCGAGATAACGCGCTGCCTGCATTCGGCCGTGACCCGTCACAATAAACCCGGACCGTTTTGAAACCGTGATCGGCGCCCTCCATCCTTGATGGGCGATGATCTTGGCTAAGAGCTTGATCTGGCGGTCGTCGTGCTGGTTCGGGTTTCGCGGGTTCGGCACTAATTCGACAAGGGAAACCATCTTGTCAAAAGCGCATTGAGTGTCTGGGGTGCTTTTTGTTTTCAAATTCGCGATTTATTTTTTGTGGC